GTAGTCCTCGAATTTGTCGAGATCGACATCCGAGGGGCTCCCATAGCTGAACGTCTTGATGAAGTGATGGTTGTCGCAGAACTGCTCGAACTTCGAGACGATATTGTTGAAAGTGATCATGCGATGCGGTGTTTCATTTGCTGCTCACGCTTGAAGGTGAGGTCCTTGAGGTAGGCGAGATGTGTGAAGGCATGGCCGACGCTGATCTTCGTGACCTCGTCCATCTTGAGTATATCCTCTCCCGCCAAGTTGTAGAGGACGGGGTACCAACCCCACTTTGTTGAAAACTCATCACCTCCTTCGCTTTCTGAATTAAAGAGGACTGCAAATCGCTCCACAGTTCCTGCTCGGAATTCCAAAAAAAAAGCAGCGCCCCAGCCACAACGGGAGCGGGTAGGTCTAAGAACGGACGGGCGTCTTCTTTGGCCGTGTAGGGTTCGATTGTGTACGAATCGCCGACACGCTGTTTGATGGGTCGATACAACAAGCTCATCGCCTTGTGAGCGTTCGGCCAGAAGTTTTTCGTGTAGCCTTCCATGTCGATCCACTCGCCCGTCGTGAACTCTTCCCAGTCCGGAACGAATCCATACTCTACCCCGTCGAGCTCGATAACTTTCAAGTGTGTGCTCATCTCCTGCTTCTCAAGGCGTCGCAGGTGTTCGTCGGCTTTTATGATAACCGCGTGCGGCATCTTGCGGAGCGTGTCCGCAGGGAAACCCGTCACAGCTTTGACCCTCTCAATTGGGTCGTCTGTCGTCTCGAACACCTGAAGGTGTCGCAGTTTGAGGTCGAGGTATTTGGCGGGAAGGCGGAGCTTCATATTGTTACAAGTTTGAAAGGTTGGATTTCTGAAGTTATCCGAGCGCGTAGCGTCCGAAGTTGGGGTTGGTCTGGTTCCATGTCACGGCGTAGCGTGAAGCGTCGACAAAGTGATTGAAGGCGTCCACCGGCTCGTTGAGCTGTCGGCCGTTCTTGTCCTCTTTGTATTTGTAGTTCCTAAGCTCTTTGATGCCGTTCACACTTCGCTCGGTTATGAGGAGGGGACGAGAGCGGAGGAAGTCAATCCCAGAGCGTACCGAGTCGGGGCCTTTCCTTGCCGGGTGGATGTTCAATCCGTGGCCATGTATTTCGTCGATGCTCTTGGGCTCGGCTGAGTCTGCGACGATCATGGTCTTGCCTATGTCGGCGTCTCTCAATGTCTGAGCGATGGCCGCGTTGGTGAGTCCCGTGGCGTAGCACACCTCATCCAGACAAAAGCCGTGGCCGTCGGTGTAGACTTTGACAATCGCGGTGGGGTCGTTGGTATATCCAAAGTCGAGTCCGAGGTTCATGAGCTTCCACCCGTCGGGAACTTGTGGGACGGCTTTCCAGTGGGTGAGAATTGTCGAACGCGACACGCCACGCTCTCCGAGTCCATAGACCCTCCAGTAGTCCGGGTCGGCGTCTTGGAGTCGTTCAATCTCTGCGACGGTAGACTCTGGGAGGTAGGGGTTGTCTTTGTATGTCGTTTGGAAGAACTCGTGATCCTCTCGTGTCAGGACGTTGTCGTATATCCAGTGGAACTCGTCGGAGGGGTTGAAGTCAATGATAGCCCGCCCCGTTGTTCTGAGCATGAGCTGCCGCCAGTCTTCAAGGTCGAGCTCGTTGGCTTCGTTGACGAATAAGATGTCGCGCTTGCGTCCCCTGACTTTCTGCGGTTGGTCGACGCTTATGAACTCGACCATGTTCCCGAATAGGATGTACGTCGCTTCGCTTTTGTTGTGGAGGGCGGGGTTGTATATGTCTTCCCGTTCGAGTATCTCGAAGAAGTCGCGCATGACCGACGCACGGAGCGCGGGGAAAGTCTTCCGGGCGATTGTGATGACCGCCCCGGCGTTTTCGTTTTGGTGGCACAATTCAATCAGGGCCGTGCAGATCGAGAAGGTCTTGCCCGATCTCGTGCCCCCTTGATGGACTTGAATCTTGGCCGTGGAGTTTTTGACGTGGTAATATGTCGCGGGCTGCCTCACGGCATACAGGAAAGCAATACCTCACGACACAATTTACTCGGGACCTTGCTGCGGTTGTAATTGCCCTTTCTGCCTTGTGTGCCCGTCTTACTTCCACGAGGCGCCGCTTCGTGGCACGGTGAGCCATTCTTGCACATAGGACGAGGCGTCCATCTTGTGCTGTTTGTCCAGATGTCCGTCGGCTTCATTCGGTCGTCTCCGTACTGGCAATAAGTCACGGTGTGCCTTTCTAAGTCCTGCATCATGGCTTGTTTGCGTAGCATCCCGCGCGGGTTCTCGATGAACCAAAACGTAGGCTGTATCTCGTCGATGAGCTCAAGTGTTCGCTCTACAAGACGTATTCCCAGCTTCGCCGTCTCTGTTCTTGGGGTACGGTCCGGGTTCCAATGGTGTCCCATTGCAGCAACTGAAAACCCGGTACACGGAGGCGATGCCCACAAGACGTCCACCTTGTCGAAGGGAATGTCGGACCTTTGTAATTCAAGCACGTCGCAGACGAAGTCAATCCCTTCAAAGGCGTTCACGTCGGTTGTCCACGTCGCGCAACCTTCAGAGTTTGCAACCTTGGCAAAACTACGGCTGCCTGAAAAAAGGTCGACCACGTTCATGATACCGTCGAGTCGTCAGACACGAACCACGAGAGCGGCTTCTTCTCTGCGACCTCGATCTCTTGACGCTCGACATATCCTCGGGCCTTGCCTTTTGTTTTGAGGAAGAAGATGGTCGCGGCTGGGTTGCCCTCTTTGATGAGCTTGTGCAGGTGGCTCTCTGCGAAGTCGAGGGTCCGGTTCTCGATGTCCTTGACGGCCTGTTTGTACTCGGGGTCTTTCTTCATCCAATCATAATGCGTCGACCGAGAGATGCCGACCGCTGTTGCCGCAGTCGAGACGATTCCGAGCGAGCGTTCCAACGCTTCCAGCATCGCCTCTTTTTTAGTGTCCGATATGTTCAGTTTTACGGCTTCCATTGATTTGGTATTTGAGCGCGTGGGTAGGATTCGCACCTCCCTCTTCCGACTGGATGCCGGATGCAACGACTCACTTTGCTTCACGCGCTTTCGGATACGGCTTTCGACGTTTCTCGCACAATATACTCATTTCCTTCGTCAGTGGAAAAAGGTATTTTCTCTTTCCGGGTCTTTTCCTTTTCGGGAGTTTGTCCCGAATCTCTTTCGGGAGGGTATTCGGTACGCGGTCGTGTCCCCACTTTCCTTTGTAGAAGATGTCTGTCCCGCTCGATTCTGTCTCTTCGACGAAAATCCAATTTGTCGCTTGATAAATTGTCCCAAAGTGTTCTTGTCCTTTGTCGGCATAACTGATGAGGAGTCGGACCATCGGACATTTTTTGCGTACAAGTCGGATTGCGATTGCGACCGCTTTCGATGTCGAACTTTGTTTACCATTGAGCGCGACACGGACGAGTTCGAGATATTGTCCGTGAGTGAGGCCATAGGGTTTCCCCATAAAAGCGGATGCGCCTCATCCAAAGCATATCACCCCGCACCATTCCTTTCCTTCAAATACGGAAAACGCGAGGGAAGCCGCAGGGACAACCTTCGAATAGTGGAATGTTTCACAGGCGTATTTGACCGCCTTGCGCGATGCGGGTTCGAGTCTCATACCTCTCCTGCGGATACGGAGAAGAACGCGCCGGGCCATTTGCGGTCAATGAGTTCTTGTATCTCATTTTCCGCCTCTTGGAGGTGTTCTACCTTGTCGAACGTGATTCGCATCGTTGCCGGCTTCTCCTTCTCGTCTGCAATGAGGTCATCTAGGTCGGGTTCCTCTTCGGGAAGCCATACATCCATGCCCCATTCGGTGAGGAGTTCCGCATCCCATTCATTCGCGAGCATATCCCAATCCCACTCCCCGAAGGCGACGTTGTCCTTGATGACGAACTCCTTGTTTTTGGCTTCCTCCCATGTAGCGACGTAGACGGGCACCTTCTCCAAGCCGGCGAGGAGGGCGGCCTTGAGTCTCATGTTCCCTCCTAAGACGACGAGGTCGGGGTTGGTTACGATGGGACGCGCTTCGAGCATCTCCGGGAATTCTCGGAGGCTCTTGACCAGTTTGTCGAGCTG